GGGAGTAATGAAAAATATCTCATATAAAAATATTGCTATGGCAACTGGTGTATTAGAAAATATCAAACAGGAATTATATAGGAGAATTGCTGCTCCGTATGAAGATAGGAAAGTTCTAGAAAATGGTGATATTAAAGAGTATAAATAATGTCTATTGATCCTATGCATAAAACCGTAATGGAAAACCAGAAATATATCCTTATGCTGCAAAAGGAGAACAAAGAACTAAAGAAAATACTGAAAAATATATCCAGCAAAATGAACATTATTGCCAATAAGATAGATGAATTTGAAGTGATATTTGATGCGGCTGAAGTTATACAGGATGAAATAGAAAAACAGAAAGAATATAATACTGAATGGAACCCTTATGATGATGAGGATTTTCATCCAGAGGATTATGAAAACTACGATGAGTATGATGACGAGCAGTACTAAAAAAATTAATGCTTGACAACAGGGATGGTCGATGGTATACTTAGACTATCACAGGACAATTTCACTTTTTGGAGACTACACAGATGAAACTTGCAGATCGTACCGTTGAAATTCACAGTCGAGGCATGGAGAGCAACAACCAGTTCACTATCGCCCAGACTAGCAAAATGTTTAAAATCCTTTCGGACTCTCTATATTCCGATAAGGTTATGGCGGTCATTAGAGAACTGTCTACTAATGCTTATGACGCTCATGTTGCAGCAGGCAACAAGAATCCCTTCAAGGTAACTCTGCCTACTTCATCAAACCCTAACTTTACAGTAAGAGATTATGGTACTGGACTTTCTCAACAGGACATGGAAGAACTCTATACGACTTATGGGGCTAGTAATAAGAACGATAGTAACGATTTTACTGGTTGTCTTGGTCTTGGCTCTAAGAGTCCATTTGCTTATACTAAGAGTTTTAGTACCACTTCTTACTTCAATGGCAAAGCGTACAACTACATAGCGGCTATGGACGAGAACGGTGTGCCTAGTCTCAACCTATTCGGAGTCACTGATACTAATGAGCCTAATGGTCTTGAAATTAGTTTTGCAGTAAAGCAGTACGACTACCAAGAGTTTAATCAGAAGGCTAAGAGAATCTACCACTACTTTAAAACAAAACCTATTGTAGAAGGTTCAGTTGATTCTGATATGCAGGATCATTCTTACTCTTACCACAATTATGTGATTGATGGTGATGGTTGGAAGGTTGGTCGATTGTCTGGTGATAGTGGACAGTTTCCTTCATCATATCATAATGTTGGTGGAGTTGTTGCAGTCATGGGTAATATCGCATACCCAGTAAGTGCCGATAAGATTATTGGCGAGGAAGAGGAAACACAGAATAGCAATATTCAAAAGTGGAATCGAACCTTCAAAAGAGCAGATGTCGATAACTGGAAAAACCTAGTCAGAGAGATTCTTCATGCTGGACTATATCTACAAATCCAATTTGATATTGGCGAATTGGAGATGGATGTTAGTCGAGAGGGTTTGCAGTACACCAAGGGTGTAATCAATGTGCTGCGTAAAAAGACTCAAGAAATTTATCTGCAACTCAAGGAAGATATGAGTACCAAGATTGCAGAATGTAAGACTCTAGTGGAAGCATATCAGACATATTATAGTCTGAGTGATCTTGCTGGTGGGTATAGTGCCGGTGCTAGTTGGACTGATCCTGACGGCCAAAAGCATGAACTGTCTAGTGGTAAAGACCTAGAATATAAACTAGGTAAGCATAAGCAGCTATATGCTATAAATTTTAGAACTTCTGGATATCGTAGTCGCAGACTTGTTTATCTAACAGATAAAATCCATAGCGAAACTCTCAACGGTAAAGGTAGCAATTACTACTGGAATACATCTAACAGAAAAGATAAGATTGAATTCTTTCAGTGTGACACTAGAGGTGTTGAGAGTGCCAAGAAGATAGTCACCAAGTATTGCAATCTTAATAATTGCTTTGGTTATCTGATGGTGGATAGCGAAAATCCTGAGACTGATTCTGGCGAAGGTTTTGATGATCTTATCAAAGATGTGGGTGCTGATAATATTCTCAAGGTTTCAGATTATCGTAGTCTACTAAGGTCTGGGACTCGCAAGAGCGGTGGAGCCTCTGGTAGAATTAGTGCTGATGAAATCTTTATTATCTCACAGTCTAAAGATTGTGATAGTAATTGTAGTCAACTATCTGGTAAAGCCCTTAATAATTCTGATTATCTGAGAGAATTGTCTGAAGAATTGCTTAGTAGTCTGGAGGATAGCGACCAGATTCTATATATTCCAATGACTAGATATGCAGCAGAAGAGGGTCATATCAGTATCTATAATGTATACAAAAGGCTATTGCATAAAGACGAAAATAATTTACTGACCAAGATTTGCAAAAATAAGAATGTGTTTGCAATCAAGAAGGCTTCTGTAGCCAAACTCAAGAAACAGGGTTATAATCTTGTAGACTTTACTCAGTGGATTAAGCCTAGAATAGAACATCTTGTGGAAAAGTTTTCTAAGGCAACTGCTAAGTATGAAGCCATAATGGATTATTGTCAAGATCAATATAGTTCCAATGATGAAACTTCTCAAGGAAGATGGAACAGTACCTATACCGACAGAAGGATAGCATACCATGTTATCAATATGTGCGGACTAAACTATAGAGATATTCTTCAGAACTCTAAACTGTCGGATCTTATTGATCAGTGGATGGTAATGGAATTTTTCACCAACCATGTTATGAGAGATGAGAAGTTCAAGAGCATTAAAAAGGATGATTATCTTATTCATATGACAAAGATTTTACATAAGTATGATCTGAATGGTTGCGATCCAGCCAAGATTAAAGACAACCATGTAAAACTTATGAATCTTTATACGCAGATTCAAGCGGTGTATGGTTCGTATGATGAATTTGAAGTCTCTGTAGATGTGTCAAAATATACCAGCAAGATTGGAAAAATGTCAGACCTGAGAAAAAATCTTCAAGCAGAGGTTGACAAATCACCGATGTTCAAGTATATTGTTAGTGCGGTCGATGGAGAAAGCATACGAGTGATCGGAAGCAAACCATTGGAATCAGACGGTTACTATGGATTCAAGAGTGACTGGTATGCCAAGAATGATCGTGAAGGTTTGGCTAAGGATTTAGGTAAATTGGTTTAAGGTTTTTAATCACAGGAGTTTTAATAATGAGCGTTCCTTTTATGTGGGTTGATGGTAATCTGACGGTGATCTTGGCTAACAAGGCTCACCAAGTTCTTCCAGATCATACAAATTACAAGTTGATTCTGGAGGCTCTACCAACTGCAACAGAAGATGAGTTGCTGGGATTGGTAGACATTGAAAAGGCAGTTGCAAATTATAGCAACGGTCAGGTTGAAGTTAAGAACGGACGAGTTCTCTTTGAGGGCGAAGAAGTTCATGGAAGTATTAGTAAGAGAATTCTAGAGTTTATGAGCAAGGGTCTGCCGTTTGAGCCTCTCGTAAATTTCTTGAAGAATCTTATGGAGAATCCCAGTATGCAGAGTCAACAGGAACTATATGATTTCTTGGAGCATGAACATCTGCCTATTACTGAGGATGGACATTTCCTTGCGTACAAGGCTGTGACATCGGGATTCAAGGATAAGTATCGTGGAACTTTTGACAATAGGGTTGGTCAAGTCTGCACTATGCGTCGAGCAAAGGTAGATGATAACCGCAAAGCGGGATGCTCACAGGGACTTCATGCTGGTGCGTTGAACTATGTCGCATCTTACGGAAGTGTTGAGGCTGGCGATAAGATCGTTATCGTTAAGATCAACCCAATGGATGTTGTGAGTGTTCCTAGTGACTGTAATTGCGAGAAACTTCGTACTTGCAGATATGAAGTAGTTGGTGAGTATCAGGGCGAATTGCTCAAGCCTCTTTATAAGAGTGAATTCGCTGAAGATGAATACCACGATGATGAAGATGATAACATCTACGACCAGTATGATGAAGATTACTGGGATCAGTATGATGATGAAGAACAATACGACGATGAGGACGATTATTGATTCTGTGATTGGAAGGGTGAGCAACTTGGGCTATGGCGGTTCGATCCCGCCGCATCCTCTTGAGCCGCAAATGATGGTGGTGTTCACTGTCCCGGTTCTTTTGGTTGACTTGATATAGGACTTTAATTATGACTACTTTTAGTAACGATCTCGGTTTTAATCCTTTTGATAAGAGTAATGATGGATACGGCCACCATATGGCTAGTGAAGGAATGGGAAGAAAATTTCTTGACTCATTCAATCAGCAACATATCTTTTGCTACAACGGAAGTCCACGCAAAAAGATTAGCAGTATGAAGCATACTCAGAATATCAAAGAAGTTTACGAAGCAAATCAAAACTCTGGTTCTGATGCTTACTTCTATATTAATGGTGGACGTAAACAATATGCTATTAATGCTGTTACAGCCTGTTTCTGTGACATGGATGCTGGGCGTGATGAAGACGGCAAGTATTTTAAGCCTAGTGTAGTAATGAAACACAAGGAACGATTCCTACAGAAGATCAATGCATTTCCTGTGCTTCCTAGTTGGGTTGTTGATACTCGCAACGGTTATCAGTGCTACTGGATTTTAAATGCTGCTGATCGTCAAGTTAGTAAAACAACATGGAAGGGTGTGCAGAAAAAGCTGGCTAATCATTTTGGGGGAGATCCTCTTGCCATTAAGATTAATCAGATTTTTAGAGTGCCTTATACTTGGTGGCGTAAAGGTTGGGAGGGCAAGGCTCCTTACTTTACCAGCATACTCAAGGGTAGCACGGGTAACACTGTGGCATTTAATGATCTCAAGAATACCCTTGAAGGAACATCTGCCAATATTGACTATAGAAAAATCAATAAGAGTAGTAATGCTTGGTTTGATGCTTGGAAGGTAGTGTCCGACGAGGCTGCTGCTAATGGTACTCCAGTAGAAAAAATGAGCTATCAAGATCAAAGACAATTGCATCGTAAAGTTGCTGATATTGTTTTTCAAGCATCTTATAGTCAAGAATTACCAGTGTCTAATGATCATGCAATTACTGATCACGCAAAAGCTGTGCTTAAAACACTAAGTCAGGATAGGGTTGATGAATTAGTGAATAAGTATGGAGATAACAGAACCACTGGAGAACCTCAACAGGTAGTACCTGCTATGCCTACTCCAGACTCTCTACCAAGCGTTGATTTAAACGCTGACACTCAGCAGACGTTCCTTTTAAAGAAAACCGTAGAGTTCCTTAACCAAGTCTCTACACCGCTATGGTTTAGCAAGAATCATTTCCTAAGTCGAGCGGCTAGAGAACTGGCTGACGAGATAAGCGATAAGTTCTGTGTAGGTTGATTTTGAAGTGGCTACGGGGTATAATGTAGTAGTCCATTGTGCCTCGTAGTCCTTCATTTTTCTGGAGCAAATTATGTATCAAGAACCAGAACATAATGATTATGACGACGATGAATATAACTATTATCCAGAATACAACGATTATGGGTATCCAAAACAATTCAAG